AACAATGGCAATACGAACTACAACAACGCTTCGAACTCTAATGGAGTTCGTCCGGATTCTTCGATTAACCAACGAAGAAGGAGATGCTATCCGTTCCGCAAGGATAAATAATAAAGCCTAATACAATTTACTACGGTAAGTATTGTTATAACGGTGAATAGGTTATGAACTACGAGGAGATTGTCTGTGACGCCAATAACTTGTATAGGGCTTATAAGGTCTCTGTGAAAAGCAGCAAGTGGAAAGAATCGACGCAAAAATTCATGATGAATTTCCTGCGGTATATATTTGAAATCCAAGACGATCTAATAAATCGGACACTTCAAAATGGACCGACACAGGAATTCGAGCTGCACGAAAGAGGCCGAATAAGACCTATTACAAGCATTCAAATCCGCGATCGCATTGTCCGACATTCTCTGTGCGATTAGGTTTTACTTCCAGAAGTTAGAAAACATATCATTTATGATAACTGCGCATCTATCAAGGGGCGCGGAATTTCACAACAGAGAAAACGATTCGAAATCCATCTCCACAAATACTACCAATTATACGGAAATGACGGTTATATTCTATTCGGTGACTTTTCAAAGTTCTATGACAATATTATCCATGAGATTGCTAAACGAGAATTGTTGAAGCTGTTCAATGACGATGAGTTTATTGACTGGCTTTTAACGTTGATATTTAAGGGTTTCCAGATCGATGTTTCGTATATGTCTGACGAGGAATACGAGACCTGTATGATCGATACTTTCAATAAACTGGAGTATCGGAATATTCCAAAAGAGAAGCTCACTGGCGAAAAGTGGATGGAGAAGTCCGTCAATATTGGGGATCAACTTTCACAAGTCATTGGAATTTATTATCCATATCCGATTGACAATTACGTCAAGTATGTGCGTCAGCAGAAATTTTATGGAAGGTATATGGACGATTGGTACATCATGAATCCTAGTAAAGAAGAGCTTGAAAACTTGCTCGAAAACGTCTGTAAAATAGCAGCCGAACTTGGAATCCATATCAATCGTAAGAAAACCAGAATCGTTAAGATTTCGAGCAAATACAAATTCTTGCAAATCAAGTACACACTTACGGATACAGGTAAAGTCATCAAACGAATAAACCCGGATCGAGTTACCGCAATGCGTAGAAAACTCAAGAAACTTGCCGTTAAGGTTGAAAATGAAGAAGCGGATTACGACAATGTCGAAAATATGTTTCGCGGTTGGATGGGAGGACATTATAAACTCTTATCCAGAGAACAACGAAAGAATTTAATACAGCTTTACGAAGACCTATTTAGTAAGGAAATCACAATAGTCAACAAGAAGCTGATTGTTTCTGATAGGTCTGCATGATTGCACATAAAGAAGGAGGAAAACGATGGAACCATGGTTTCAGGTTGTACTTACGATCTTTAGCTCAGTTCTTGCATCTTCTGGGCTGTGGGCCTATTTGCAAAAGAAAAGCGAGCAAAAAGATGTAAAAACAGAGATGCTTATTGGATTGGCACATGACAGGATCATGTATCTTGGAATGTCGTATATTGACCGTGGGTGTGTAACCCAGGATGAATATGAGAATCTGAGAGTGTATCTCTATGAACCCTACGAACGTATGGGCGGGAATGGTTCAGCAAAGCGAATTATGCAGGAGGTGGACAAACTCCCGATTCATAAATTTATAGAAAAGGAGGAAGAGCACAATGAGCATGAGTAACAAGACATACGACATCCTTAAGTGGATTGCTATGTATCTGCTTCCGGCTGCTGGTACATTATATTTTGCACTGGCTGGAATCTGGGGTCTCCCGTATGGAGAGCAGGTAGTCGGAACCATCACTGCGGTTGATACTTTCCTTGGTGTTATCCTTGGAATCAGTACATCCCAGTACAACAAGACTGCTGATAAAGAAAAATAATGAAAGTGTCATGGAGGACTAAACATTATGGCAAATATGAATGTAAACAAAGTCATTTACGGGGGGGGATGTCCTTATCGATCTTACTGGCGATTCCGTCAGTGCAGATAAGGTCCTCAAAGGTATTACTGCTCATGATAAGAGTGGTGCAAAGATCACGGGTACCTGTACATTCGACAGCGATACTTCCGAAGATACTGCGGCTGTCGCTGAGATTCTCGTAGGAAAGACTGCGCACGCCCGTGGAAGTAAGCTTACAGGTACTATGAAGAATAACGGCGCTGTCAAGGGTATCATCTCAACTGTGGCTGGAGAATATACAGTACCGCAAGGCTATCATGATGGCTCTGGTAAGGTGTCTATTGACGCCACCGAACAGGCAAAGCTTATTGCTACTAACATTCGTGAGGGTGTGACGATTCTTGGCGTTGAGGGCGCCATGTCTGGTTCTGAGGATATGAAGCCACAGAGCAAGGAAGTAACACCGTCCAAAGAAGCTCAGACGATCATGCCCGATGAAGAGTACAACTGCTTATCTCAGGTTACAGTTAAGGCAATCCCATATGTAGAAACCGATAACTCTGCCGGAGGAAAGACTGTTACAATCGGATAAGGAGGTTTTGTCAAATGGCTGCGAATAAAGTCGTATTCGGCAATAAAGTTTTGATCGACCTTACCGGCGATACTGTTACGGAAGAAGCTTTGCTAAAGGGCTATACAGCACACAAAGCAGATGGTACAATTATTACCGGAACGGCTTTCGCAGGATATCCTAATGAGTTCGTGTTCTTAGACAACATCCAGGACTCAAGTGGAAACCCAATCAAAGACAGTTCCGGTAAAACAATTCAGGGACAAACCATCTATCGCAAAGCTCGCAACTCGGTTCTTTTGGATTCTACGGGCGATGTGATTGAAGACGGTTTTGAACAGTAGATAGAGGTGGTTAAGTTTGTGTGGGTGTCGTTTATTTCTCGATTATTCCTACATTTGAACCCTCTAGGTACTGTAAATGCTGGATAGTTTGTTTCTATAATAGAAACTTGTTAGGTGGCTTATACCGAGAAAATCCAGTAAAATCAAGGAATTATGAAGCGGTTAAGAGTAGTAAAAAGTGGGAAAATGTAGGTAATTCATACATTATTCCTGCACTACTCCTATACCGCTATTCCTATATTTGAGCGTCAAATACAAGTCATTTTATTTTTTCTATTTCAGTTCTGAGCCATTCAAATTCTCTGGCTGTATACACCTTTTCGGTGATATCTGAAATCTTATGTCCGACCATATATTTGATAGCGTATTCATCGACTTTAGCATCTTTGCATTTGGTTACGAAATGCTTTCTGCCGTCGTGAGGTCTATGATCCGGGTTGAGTTTAAGCTCGTCCCGAATGCGATTGAATATTTTGCTATACCGATTGTATGTCAACTTGGTATTCTTACCGCGGCGATCTTCATCTGTATAATTGAAAAGATATTTGCTCCCAAGTTGCTCAGCTTCTTCGTACGATTTGGAAACCAAGTCCCTTATCCGAGGATGAATCGGTACAACTCTGTTTTCACCAGCATCGGTTTTAATTCCACCTTTAAATGTCCAGTTTGATAAATCAACATCTGCTAATTCTATCAGACCTAACTCTTGCGGTCGCCATCCAGAATAGCATTGAATAATCATGAACTCGATTCCATATTTATGTCCGAGATTCTCCCACAGAAGAGTCATCTCATCGTCAGAGAATGGAATGTGTTCTTTCTTGACAGTCTGTATTTCTTTAATGGTATCGTCTGTAAGCTTGAACGTTCTCGAATAGTTCCGATCTACAAGTTCATATTCAACTGCATAATCGAGCATCTGGTTGAAGAGAGTCTTTATTTTGTTTTTCATTGATGCGCTCGGTGTCTGTTCTTGTCCTCTTACGGTAGCAACACCTTCTTCCATGCAGCCTTTTATATGCCTTGCTCGAACATCCATGACTCGCATATCGTAAACAGCAGAGCAATATTGCCAAGCTGATGTTGTAGCTCTGGCGCTGTCGTCGCTCTTCAGAGTCTTGAAGTATTCTGGTGTCCATTTGTCGTAGAGTTCCTTGACAGTAATGGATGGCTCTAAATCGTATGGATTCTTATTGAATTCCACAAGCGCGGTATATGCGTCGTTGTATGTAGGAAAGTATGATTCTGGCTTCAACGGCTTACATATCGGTTTACCATTCTTGTCCTTTCCAACCGTAACCATTGCTCGGAAAGGGTTCCTTAGATTTCTACCCTTAATTTCACTTATTTGACCGAAACCATTTGGAAGACGTCTGCGCTTATTGGGTTTGCGAGACGATTTGAGCTTTGCGTCCGGCTTTAGTGGGTATCCACAATGTGGACAGGTATTTGCTTTATCGCTTACCTGCAAGTCACACTCTGGGCATTGTATCAGCATATTAAATCCCTCCTCATGATAATGAACCGAGATTTTATGTTGGATTGTTGATTTATCGTTAGTAATCATATATCATGGTGTAGGAATTGTCAACTCCTACACTAAACTTTTTATATTTTAACCTAGGATAGAAAGGGTTAGGTATATGGTCAGTAACAATACATCAACCTGCCAAGACTGCGGTGGAAAATTGAAATATTACGATAAAGTCAGAAGAATTGTACGGACGAAAGGTCGTGTGAGCAAATGGGTGAATGTTCCGAGGTATCAATGCTCCGAATGTGGGTGTATTCGTCGGTACCTACCGGATTATATTTACCCATACAAGCAATATGAATCAGAAATAATAGCCGGTGTTATAGAGGGATTGATCACCTGTGAGACTTTTGGATATGAAGATTATCCCTGTGAGATGACTATGATACGTTGGAAAGCGCATAAATCGCAACTGCTTTTATGAATAGAATACATATTTACGGAGGTGCGATATGAGCGTGGAAGAAAGACATCTGCTGAATAAAATTCGATTTTTCGAGGATATGCTTTTGAGAAGTAAGGATTATCGTCAGCAGGAAAACATAGGAAAGGAATTAACTGTAATGCGTATTCAGTTACAGAAATTAAGATTTAACAGAATGGGAACAGGGGCTTAGCAAAGCCTCTTTCTTTTTACTCATATCCACCGAGGTTGTTTTTACTAAATGTCGTTCCTAACCTAGAATAGCCGTTGAAAGGAGGTAGCAGCCAATGAATGAAAATGAATTTGCAACGGGCTCAGTTCCGGTAATGGTTGCAGCAAGAATTTATGGCAAAGATGCATCCTGGGTTAGGGCTGGCATTATATCTGGATGGTTACCAATCGGAAAAGCTACAAGAAATGGTCAACTGGTGACAAAAATCGAGGACATGAATTCTAAGTACGGACGCATCAATTTTTATATTTCGCCAAAGCGTTTGTATGAGGAGACAGGCTATGTATGGAAAGGGGAGAAGCGCTGATGGGAACAACAATACGTCCGGAGTTATCTGAAAAGAATCCTTATTGGATAGAAAAACACCGTTATTACGAATTGAAGCATTTCTGTCTTCAGTATCCAATCTGGAGAAAAGCTTATTCGGTTCTTGATGGGTACGCTAATCCGCCGAAAGATTTGGCATCATTCGTAGTAACCAGTACGCTTGGCGATCCAACTGCAAAATGTGCCATGGCTAAGACATATTATTCTGAGCGAACAGATATGGTTGAGAGGGTTGCAGAGCAGACTGATCGAGAACTGGCAGAGTATATTTTAAAAGCTGTAACAGAGGGATGGTCTTATGACATTCTTAAAGCTAGATTAGAAATTCCATGTTGTAAGGATGTCTACTACGAATTGTACAGACGATTCTTCTGGTTACTTAACAAGGAGCGGAAATAATATGAAGATTGTTGATAGAGCTGTGAAGAAAGTATACCGGTTTAACTGTCCGAATTGTCAGAGCCGTCTTGAGGGCGAGATCAAGGAATTTGAGGATATTGGCGGGAAGATTAGCAAATTCTTCTGTCCGGTATGCAAGAAGGATCGTTATATTACCTGGTCTGACCTTAGGAAGAAGACGGTGTATGAAGGCGAGAATACGCAATAATTACAACTCCCTTTATGAAAAGAACATATTTTAGGAGGATTGTGATATGAAACAGAAAATCAACATTAAGAAATTTATTGACAAGCATTCTGAGGCTATTGCAGTTACAGTTTCTGGCGTAGCAATAATTGTGGCTTTTACATTAGGTCATAAGATAGGACGGCACGTTGGAGAAGCAGATTGTAATCGGTTATGGAATGAGGCATGTGATGCAGCTGGTGTTGATAGAATGGTGCTTTACAACGCAATAACTGAAAAATGGACCAAAATTAGAAACGAGGATTGAGCCAGCAATGGCTCTTTCTTTTTATCCTAGGTTAGATACCGTACGTAGGTTACCGGAAAACATGCTAATTTGATATTTGAAAAATTGCCGGATGGTGATTTTCAGAAAACTTTTTGAAAGGAGGAAACCATGAGCTTGATAATCGTATTACTGATCGGTGTTGTTATCGGAATGCTTGTATCGCGATTTATATTCAGAGAAAAGCCAGTTGGTTCGCTTAGGGTCGATGAATCAGATCCAGATAGCGGACCTTATTTATTTCTTGAATTAGATCGATCTGGCGCAGATGCAATTTACAAGCAGCGTTACGTACGTCTGCGGGTAGAGCTTAAAAATTATATTTCGCACAAATAACACTCTCTATTATGGAATGAACCTAATAATTATTTGAAAGGAGAACGAAATGGAAGAGAAAAACATCGAAGAATTATTAAGTAAGGAGATTGCAGCACAGATTGAGGCTTTATCTGATTTGCAATCCGGAAGCAAAGAAAAATCAACAGCGATTGATGATTTGACGAAGCTTTACAAGCTGAGAATCGAAGAGAACAAAAGCGTGTGGGATGCTGATGAGAAGTATAATCGGCGTATGATGGATGGAGAGTCCGTTACGAAAGATAATGACTTTAAAGATCGGCAGATCGCAGAGCAGGTTAAGGATCGATATTTCAGAGTTGGTATTGCAGCGGCAGAATTATTGATTCCGTTGATGTGTTATGGCATCTGGATGAATAAAGGATTTAAGTTTGAAGAAACTGGAACCTTCACATCTTCAACATTCAAAGGGTTAATCAACCGTTTTAGACCTACGAAGAAGTAGAGAGGAAATTCTAAAACGTTGGGGACGTGTGTAATGCATGTCCTCTTCGTTTTTCTCGTGAAAAATGCAAGGGCTATTATGAGAGAATAAAGCTTTATCTCTTGAACTACAGACAACAGCTTGTATACTATATGGTATAGGAGCTGGACAGTACGAAAGGAGATATTTAGCTATGAGTATTTTTAACGAGGAGCAGATTAAAGCAATGTTCAGCAGAGAGTATATCTGTCATGAGTGTGGGCATTTAATGGAGTTCGAGGATGAGTGGGAAGATACACTTGTGTGTCCCCACTGCGGCCACAGTATAGATTTAGATGATTACGGCCGTGAAGGCAATGAAGAATATGAGAACTTATACCCAACCAAAGAAGAAGTATTGGGCATTGCGAATGATAATTCCGAGGGAGATTCAGACGATTAAAAAACATAAGCTAAGTAGGAGAGGGTCTTAGAGAAATCTAAGGCTCTTTTCTTTTTGCTATGAGGAGATAGAAATGCGGTACCATTATCAAAAGCCAGACATCTATTTATCGATGTATGGTGAACTTTATATTTGCAATCATCCTGTGTATGATCGATGCACTCTATTTACGATAGGGGATAAAGGTCTGGCAGTGATTCAGCAACGATTTAGTGCGGATACAAAAAGTACATATTGGGCAGAGGTTGATTCGTGGCTGACGGACTCTTTATATTTACATCCAAAATTCAAGGAATATTTCGACAGCCGGTCTGGAGAGTGTACGGACGGATTATATCCAACCGTCACTATAAGACAAATAATGTGGGCATTAAAAATGAAACCAATCCAACGTCAGCGATGGGAAACTTGTTTTGACAGGCGAGATATTTAGCGATTTTTACAATTCCTTTTATGAAAAACCGAAGCTTTGAAAGGAGTAAAAGGAGCATGGATGAAATGAGAATAGTATCGAAATTCACGAGAGGAATCATTTCCAAAGCAATAAAGATGGTAATACGTAAGAAAACGGGATACAACATTGATATTCAGTTGAACGAGGCTATTACTACTATAAACGATGGAAAGACTCATCTTCACCTGGATGTAGATGCAGAACTCGATAAAGATGAGCTGATGAGCATCTTAAAGAGCATTGGTTTAAATTAACCGAGAGGGGCGCATATAACGCCTCTTTCCTTTTACTTCGCAAAATTTACAAGGCATATTATGAGAGACGGTAGCTCAGTTGGGAGAGCGCGAGACGATTAAAGTCCCGAAGTCGATGGTTCGAGTCCATCCTGTTTCTCTTTTATTTTTGCAGAAAGGAGAGAACGGATGTCTATCGAACAACTTGACTTATTGTTATGCGATACGTATCAGATGGATGCGTGGTTTCCATTCGGTTGGAAATGGAAGAAAGAGCTTGAAAAATCGAGCTATTCGGTATGGGCTATTGATGAGTTGAAAAGATACATCGTCGGTAGACTTTATCCAAAGAAATCTGGGTCGGTTGAAGATTTCATCACATTTGTTGGTGACTTCCGGCGAATGATGAATCAGTTTTCAAAAATCAATCCGGATAACAATTTTATGTTTTCAGTAGCAGCGGACATATCCACAGATGTCCTGGATTTATTACATGCTATGAAATAAAAACGAAAGGAGAACATGATGAAGAAACCAAATCTTCAAAGACTCGCTCAGAGGTCGAAAATTTATCTGAGAAAAGCATCACCGACTATACTGTCTGGTCTTAGTGCGGCTGGGGTTATCGTAACGTCGGTATTAGCTGTACGTGCGACACCAAAAGCTCTTCGTAAAATCAGAGCGGATAGTAAGACAAATCACGACGGTGATCCAGAGGCTTATAGCAAACTTGAAGCTGTTAAATCAGCATGGGTCTGCTATATTCCGGCAGCAATTAGCGGTACGGCAACGATATTCTGTATCTTCGGTGCCAATGTGTTGAATAAACGCCAACAGGCAGCACTTACCAGCGCTTATGCGTTGCTGAATGATTCCTATAACAACTATAAGGATAAGCTAAAGGAATTGTACGGCGAAGAGGCTCACCAGAAGATAGTTGATGCTATCGCAGCGGAAAAGGCTAAGGACGTGTATATTACTTCAACTGGATTAGTTAGAAACAGTTCACTTGATTTTGATGAGCATGATCCGAATGACGAAAGGTTATTCTACGATACCTATTCCAATCGATATTTCGAAAGTTCCATAAACAGAGTTATTCAGGCGGAATATCATTTGAACCGTGATTTTGTCATAAGCGGATATTTACCGGCGAATCATTTTTATCAACTGCTTGGTCTTGAGCCTTTAGAAGGAGGAGATACCGTTGGATGGAGTATTGATACGGGAATATACTGGATTGATTTTAACCATTCCAAAGTAACACTGGATGATGGACTTGAAGTATTGGTTATCGATATGAATTGGGTTCCGGATGCCGACTGGGATTCTGAATAAATCTGGTCATCCGCAAAAATTACAAGCTGTATTATGAAAGGAGAGTGTCATTATGAACAATAAAAGTAAATGGATTAAGGCTATTGGAGTAGCAGCAACCGTGATTGGTGTAGGTGTAAACCTCATTACCGATTGGGTGAATGAACAGAAAATGGACGAAAAAATTGAAGAAAAAGTCAGTGAAGCACTTGCCCGGAGAGACAAAGATGAAGCGGAGGAGTCCTAACAAGACTCTTTCGCTTTTCCTTTTGGAGGAGACAAATGGAATCGCCGACTGAAAGAGCCATTTATACTGTCCGTTATGCTATCGCAACAATGCCAGTGGTTCAGCGTGGATATAACTTTGAGCAGGCGAGTTATATGAGATGGGCTGGAAGAGAAGTGTTAATACGACTCTGCAAACACCCAGAGATACCACCGCTGATCGTGATTGAATCATTTCGAGATGAATGTGATTCATATTCATGTGTGAATCCACGAACAAGTTATGTTTTTTCTTGTGCGAAAGATATGCTTGAGTGGATTATTGACCTGCTAATTTCGTAGTTACCAAATAAAAATTTTATATTCTGAAAGGAGAACGTACTATGTGTACAAGAGAAATGACATTAGGAGAAGAAATTATCAACTTAACCAAAAGAGGCATCGATGTTCCGACGGTAGAGAGGATGTATAGAAAGTACATCGATCTTGACGAAAAGGGAAAATCAGAGGGTTGTTATGCGATCGATTTGGGACCGTTATTTCCGACATTTGATATTGGCGATACAGTTCGCTATTGCAGAGCTGATGTTGAGGCGACCTTGAATTTATTTAGAGATACGGTACATAATCCGTATTCTATCCTTCCAGCAGACATTAAAGTTGGCGATAAAATGATGGTTCCTTTAGGAAAGCTCGGAAACTTTACAGCAACAGTTCAGAAAGTTACGAACAATAAGGTGCTATTCATTTTCGACGATTATGTTGCCAAACGCCCGATGAATGAAGATGGTGGCAATGCTGGCGGATATTCTCAGTCCGATATGAAAAAGTGGATCGATACCGAGTTGTACAATATGTTCCCTTCGGTTCTTAAGCAGAGAATGACCGGTTTATCAATCCCGACTCTCGGAGAGATTTGCGGCTGGGCCGATAAATGGGATCGAGATCACATTGAAGCGGATGGCGATGAGCAGCTTCCTCTTATGAGACAGAGAAGAAACCGCGTTGCTTATTACAAAAACGATTGTGAGTTCGGCTGGCTCCGCAATGCTACTAAAAAGGAATTTTCTTCGGCTTCCTTTGCCGGTGTGGGCAGCAATGGCTTTACGAACTACCTCGGCGCTTCGGACTCGTATGGGGTTCGTCCGGAATTCTGGTTGGTTAGATAAATCGCGGGGCCTTGTGCCCCGTTTATATTTTATGGAGGATAGACTGAAATGCAGAAACCTAATTTGACTAAGATCTGTAGAAATGTAAAAACAGCTACAGTAAAGCATAGTCCTGAAATCCTCACTGGAGTTGGAATTGCCGGAATGATTACGACTACCGTAATGGCAGTACGAGCTACTCCTAAAGCAATCCAATTATTGGATGAGGAAAAGCGACGTCAGCAGGCAGATAAACTGGAGCCGATGGATGTCGTTAAAACTGCTTGGAAATGTTATATTCCCGCGGCAGTTACGGGAACAGTATCAGTAGCTTGTCTTATCGGGGCAAGTTCCGTTAATGCCAGAAGAAATGCGGCACTGACCGCAGCGTACACCATTTCCGAATCAACGTTGAGAGATTATCAAAAAAAGGTAGTAGAGACAATCGGCGAGAAAAAGGAACAGACTGTGAGGGACGCGGTTGCTAAGGAACGCCTTGAGAAAAATCCTGTTGAAAATAAGGAGGTCATCGTCACAGCAAAAGGCGATACTTTATGTTTTGATGCTGTGTCCGGAAGATATTTTAAGTCAGACATCGACAAATTGAAAAAGGCCGAGAACGATTTGAATCGTAGAATGCGGGATGAAATGTATATTTCACTTAACGATTTCTACTATGAGATCGGGCTTGAGAATATTAAGATCGGCGATGATATTGGCTGGAACATTGATAACGGATATATTGATCTGAGATTCAGTTCCCAACTTGCTACGGACGGAACACCTTGTCTAGTTATTGACTATGGCTATGGTCCGAGATATGACTTCCGTGGCTTAATGTAAGGTTCGCAGAATTTACAAACACTATTATGGAAGAACCACATATTTCAAATCTGAAAGGAGAACATATTATGGAGAACAACGAAATCATGAACAACAACGAAGAGGTTATCGAAACAACTACTGAGGAGATCGTGAAAGCGGCTTCTAACGGCGGTATGAAGAAAGCGACAACTATCGGATTGGCTATGATCGCAGGTGCATTAACCTACAAATTCATAGTCGTTCCGGCATCAGCAAAATTCAAGAACTGGCGTGAGAATCGTAAGACGGTTGTAACTCAGCCGAAGGACGATATCGTTGACGGAGAGTTTATGGATCTCGATGAAGAGACCGAAGAGGATTCTGAATAAGAATTGAATCGATGATTCAGACAGAGGGAGAGTACCTATAACAGGGTGCTTTCCCTTTTGCTTTTTAAGGGAGGTGTCCTATGAATCAGTATATGTATGACGGACCGGTTATGGAGTTTGATACCTGCGTTGCGAATAGATGGCAGGGTTCTACATACGCGGCATCCGAAAAGAAAGCCAGAAGTAATTTGGCGTATCAGTTTAAGAAGAAAACAAACCGTATTCCAAGTACGAGGATAACCCTCCCTGGAAAAGTGGTAACGGCTAATTGAAAGGAGATTTGGAGATGGAGGAATACAAATCAAATTCCCATAAATCACGACAGAACCAGAACGATGATATTCCGGAGAAAAGAGTTGAAAAGGTTGTCAGCGGTTCTGTTAAATCAAAGAAAAAGAATGGTCTTCAGAAGATTACGAACGTGTTTGTTCCGGAAGACGTAGATGATGTAAAAAGCTATATTTTCGAAGACGTTGTGGTTCCGGCGGTAAAGGATATTATTTTGGATGCTGTTAGAGCATTCTTGGGTGTTAGTGGAAGCTCAAGAGGGGGAAGATCTTCAACGTCGTCCAAGGTTTCATATCGTAAGTATTATGATGATCGGGATCGAAGAGATTCCGGACATACAACCAGAACACGGACCGGATACGATTATGATGATATTATTCTGGAATCTCGTGGTGAAGCCGAAGACGTTCTTGAGAGAATGGACGAGCTTATCGCTACATACCAGTTAGTCAGCGTTGCTGATTTTTATGATCTGGTTGGTGTATCTGGCAACTATACAGACAATAAGTACGGTTGGACCGATATTCGGAATGCATCTGTAATTCGTGTGAGAGACGGATACATGATTAAACTTCCGAAGGCATTACCGTTGAACTAGGAGGGATATTTATGTACGAATCAGATGATAAAATGGTCTCTCATCCGAGCCATTATCAGTCAGAAACAGGTTTGGAAGTGATTGATGTTATCGAGGCATTCACTTTCGATTTAAAAGGCATCGAAGCAACCGATACAGGTAACATTATTAAGTATGCGTGCCGTTGGAAGAATAAAAACGGTATCCAGGATTTGAAAAAAATCATGTGGTACACGCAGCATTTAATTGAGCATTTAGAGAAGAAAGAAAAAATCGAAGAGGAGAATAACTGATATGAAAAAAGAAGAAATCATGAAGAGCGTTTCCACGACTTTCGGCAAAGTAAGTGTGAAACTTAAGAAGCACAGTCCGGAGATTCTGGTGGTGGCTGGTGTTGTCGGTACGGTCGCAAGTGCCGTCATGGCTTGTCATGCAACTACTAAGCTGGATAGCGTATTAGAAAAGTCCAAGAAGGATATTGATGCTATTCATAAATGCGCTGAAAATGAGGAACTGGCAGATGAGTATTCTAAGGACGACGCAAAAAAAGATCTGGCTATCGTCTATGTGCGGGCTGGTGTAAAAGTCGCTAAGCTCTATGCTCCATCCGTAGCACTTGGAACTTTATCAATTGCAAGCATCGTTGCATCTCACAATATTCTTAAGAAGAGAAATGTAGCACTGGCAGCCGCTTATGCAACTGTGGATAAGACTTTCAAGGAGTACAGAAATCGAGTTGTTGAGCGCTTTGGTGCGGAAGTCGATAAAGAGCTTCGCTACAACATCAAGGCAAAGAAATTTGAGGAAATTGTAACTGATCCAGACAGCGGTAAAGAGAAAAAGGTGAAGTCTACCGTAGATGTAGCAGCACCTTCTACGAACGATTACGCCCGTTTCTTTGACGATACTTGTGAAGCGTATGAATCCAATATGGATTACAACCTTATGTATCTGCGTTCTCAGCAGAATCTGGCAAATGACAAGCTCAAAGCTAATGGATATTTATTCCTCAGCGATGTATATGATCAGCTTGGCATTAAGCGCACTAAGATGAGCCAGACTGTTGGCTGGATTTATAAACCGGAAGGAAATGAAAATGGAGACAACTTCGTTGATTTTGGCATTCTGGAGACCAACCGTGAAACTGAGGATGGTGGTTACGAGAAAGCCATTCTGATGGAGTTTAATGTAGATGGACCGATTCTCGATCTGATCTAATTTTGTGAGGAGGATACATATGCGAAATTATATTCGTATGGTGGTCCTTCCTACTCTTTGTGTATTTGCGATTATCTGCACAGGTTTTGTCTGCTCAGCAGAACAGATAAACCGGTATGAATATATCGAAATACAGCCGACTTTAAAAGCTGAACCTATTGATCCTATTGTAATTATTTCTGAGCAACCCTTAGAGGAAACGGTGTCGGCAGTTGAAATCGAAGAGTATGTGGAGGACACACTATTGCCACGGGAAGATATTGAGCTGATTGCTCTTGTAACTATGGCAGAAGCTGAGGGTGAATGCGAGGAAGGAAAACGATTAGTGATCGACACCATATTAAATCGTGTTGATTCCGTATATTTCCCGGATACAGTGTATGACGTCGTATATCAAGCGAATCAATTTTCATCCATGTGGAATGGGAGAGTTGATAAGTGCTTTGTGAACGATGATATTTGCCAGTTAGTTGAAGAGGAACTGCAATCCAGAACCAATGTGGATACGATATTCTTCACGGCTGGCGGATACGGAAAATACGGAACACCGATGTTTCAAGTAGGTAACCATTATTTCTCAAGCTACGAATAGAAAGGAGTCCTGAATTATGACAGGTTTTATGGGATTAACATTTTCAGCATTTGCTGGTATTTGCTTTGTTAGTGGTCTGGCCGTTCTTATGGGCGGAAAGGAGCATCACTGATGGATGGCATTGGAAATTTTATATCCATGATGGATTACATACTGGATACTAAAAGAAAAAGACATATCACAGGAGGCATTCTGTTGAGTGCCTCTTTACTTTTTGGTGGGCTTGCTCTCACCGTTATGACTATTCAGAACGAGGAGGACGAAGATGAGTAATAAAGCTCTGCTTTCTTTGGGATTTATCATCGGCACTGCGACTGGTTCAGCAGTGACATGGTATCTGCTTAAGGATAAATACGAAGCGCTCGCTCAGGAAGAAATAGACTCTGTAAAAGAGGTTTTCTTAAGACGTGAGCAGGAATTAAAAGATCAGTCTGTAAAGAAGACTGTTGCTGAAGGCATTAAAGATGCGGACAAAGAAAAACCGGATCTTAAAGAATACGCAAGGCGATTGGAAAAAGAAGGATACACCAGATATTCTGATTTCGGGTCGGATGAGGAAGAAAAGCCTGTTTCTGAAGCCGGTCCGTATGTGATTCCGCCGGAGCAGTTTGGCGACAATGAAGACTATGAACAGATCAGCCTTACCTACTATGCAGATGGCGTGCTGGCTGATGAAAATGATGAAGTAATCGAGGATGTGGAAGATGCTGTTGGAATTGATTCTTTGAATCATTTTGGAGAGTATGAGGACGACTCTGTCTTTGTTCGTAATGACGCAAGAAAGTGTGATTATGAAATTCTTCTTGATCAGAGGACCTATTCTGAAGTAGCTGAAGATATGCCGCATCCGATGGAGGTATGATGACACGGGATGAGCTGAACAATGCATATTTTGACTGGATGTACCAGCTCGTATGTGACGATGAATATTCGCGAGGTTTGTCGTATCGTAAGCTTTTATATTTGCTTCATGATACAGATTTTACGTTTACGATTGCCCTTGATAGTAATCGTTATGACGATGGAATCGATCTTCGATACAGATTCGGGAACGAGCAGGGGTACCGGGATAGTATGATTGCAAGTTATTTGGATAATCGTCCGTGCAGTGTTTTAGAAATGATTATTGCCCTTGCTATACGCTTAGAAGAGCACATCATGGATGATCCGGACATCGGTAATCGGACGGGCCAGTGGTTTTGGGATATGATAGTGAGCCTTGGGTTGGGTTCTATGGATGATTCCAAATTCGACAAGGCTCATGCCATTGATGTCATTCGGCGATTCCTGAATCGTGACTACGGACGGGATGGCAAGGGTGGTTTATTCACAATCGAGCATTGCAGATATGATATGAGAGATATTGAGATTTGGTATCAGGCCAACTGGTATCTTGACAATATCAGATAGGAGGGCGTTATGAGCCATAGTGAAGTATACAAGTGGTTCGAGTTATATTTTCCTCAGTATGCTGGGGATAAAGTAGAGACCTGGTTTCAGAACGGAAAGAACAGTATTCGCATCCGTCAGAAAAACCATCAGGAATTTATATTTACATTCAACAATGAATGGAATTGGCGGTTTGAGACCGTTGAAAGCTTCATGAATGGATTAAGAGGAGGTAAGAAATAATGGGTGAAATGCTTACTTATATTTTCAGCAGTTTACGGTCATCGGAGAAAAGATTGGACGTTGTCACAAGAGCAGTCAGTAAACAGCGGAGCTTTAATAAGCAGCTTACAATCTTTGCTGTTATGACAACTGCAAACTTGGTTGTTATGAAAATCGAACAGAAAGATCAGGCACTGCGTATCAGAAAGCTGGAAAAGGAAATCGAGGAACTTAAGCGTCCGGAAGGAGAGTAAAAAATGCGATGATCGACTTTATGGTGATTTCAACACGTTCGACGAAACGTGGAGTAATAGAAATCTATCCAAAGTTCATTATAAAAAAAAGCACCGATCTAATGATTCGAGGTGGTGATTTCTATGCTATCTGGATTGAGGAACGTGGTTTATGGTCTACGGACGAGCAAGATGCCTTGCAGCTCATTGACCGCGAACTGGATAGATATGCTGAGGAGAACCGCCAGCGTTTTAACTCCGATATTAAAGTCCTGCATATGTGGGATGCCGAGTCGGGTATGATCGACTCATGGCATAAGTATTGTCAGAAACAGATGAGGGACAGCTTTCATACGTTGGACGACAAACTTATATTTTCCAATACAGAAACTAATAAAAAAGACTACGCCAGCAAAAAGTTGAATTATCCGCTTGAAGCTGGCGATTTGTCTGCCTATGAGAAATTGATGTCCACTTTATATTCGGAAGAAGAGCGGACAAAAATCGAGTGGGCTATAGGGTCAATCGTATCTGGAGAATCCAAAAAACTGCAAAAATTTATGGTTTTATACGGAGCTGCTGGAACCGGTAAATCCACAGTTCTTAACATTATTCAGCAGCTTTTCGACGGATACTATTCTGTATTTGACGCAAAAGCACTTGGATCTTCCAGCAATTCATTTGCATTGGAAGCATTTAAAACAAACCCTCTGGTTGCCATTCAGCACGATGGTGATTTATCGAGAATTGAGGATAACACCAGATTAAACAGTTTAGTATCTCATGAGCTGATGACTGTGAACGAAAAATTCAAGTCTACATACTCAAACCGGTTTAAATGTTTCCTGTTTATGGGAACGAATAAGCCGGTCAAGATTACAGATGCGAAGTCCGGTCTGATTCGACGATTGATTGATGTATCGCCGTCTGGAAATAAGCTGAATCCAAAAGAATACAAAACGATCGTGAAGCAAGTGGAATTTGAGTTGGGAGCTATCGCCTACCACTGCCAGGAGGTATATTTGAACAATCCTGGTCGTTATGACGATTATATTCCGATTACGATGCTTGGTGCATCTAATGATTTCTATAACTTCATTATCGATTCGTATCATGTATTTAAGAAAGAAAATGGGACAACCTTGAAAGCCGCATGGGAGATGTACAAAACCTACTGTGACGATGCCAAGGTCGGGTTCCCGTTCTCACAGAGGGTGTTCAAAGAGGAACTTAAAAACTATTTTCATGATTTTCAGGAACGCTTTAATCTGGATGATGGAACACGGGTTAGAAGCTATTACATCGGGTTCAGGACAGAAAAATTTGAAGAAGAAACTGTAGAGGAAAAGGCAGAAGTAGTCAAACCGGCACTGATCCAATTCGATAGCACTGAATCTATATTTGATGATGTGTGCTCGGAATGCCCCGCGCAGTATGCTTCGGAAAACGAAACACCTCAGAAAAAATGGGATTCTGTTCGCACGAAATTATCTGGAATTGATACGAAAAAACTTCATTATGTGAAAGTTCCGGAGAATCATATCGTGATTGACTTTGATATTTCAGATTCGTCTGGAAATAAGTCATTTGAAAAGAATTTAGCAGAAGCAAGTAAGTGGCCGCCGACCTATGCCGAGCTTAGTAAATCGGGACAAGGTATACATCTTCATTATATTTATACCGGCGATCCGACGCAGCTTAGCAGAGTATATGACGACCATGTTGAAGTTAAGGTGTTCACGGGCAAAAGCTCTTTACGGCGTATGCTGTCAAAGTGTAATAATTTGCCTATCGCAACAATTAGCTCCGGTTTACCGCTGAAAGGAGAACAAAAAATGGTAAATTTTGAAGCGATTAAGAGCGAGAAAGGGCTTAGAACACTGATCAAACGGAATCTTAATAAAGAGATACATCCGGGAACTAAGCCCAGTATCGATTTTATCTACAAGATACTGGAAGATGCGTATGGAAGTGATTTGAAGTACGATGTCACAGATATGCGCAATGCAGTATTAGCATTTGCAGCAAACAGCACTCATCAGGCAGATTACTGTATTAAGTTGGTCAACAAAATGCAGTTTAAATCCGCAGATCCGTCCACAGCGGTGAAAAACGATGATGCAAAGCTGGTATTCTATGATATTGAGGTTTTCCCAAACTTATTCCTTGTGAACTGGAAGATCGAGGGCGAGGGAAAGCCTGTTGTAAGAATGATTAACCCGTCTCCGAGTGAGATCGAGGAGCTAATGCGGTTCAGACTGGTTGGCTTCAACTGTCGGAGATATGATAACCATATTCTGTACGCAAGGTTGATGGGTTATACAAACGAACAGCTCTATAACCTTTCGCAGAAAATCATCAACGGAGGACGGAACTGTTTCTTTGGAGAAGCGTACAACGTATCCTATACGGATGTGTATGATTTCGCTTCGGCTGGCAATAAGAAGAGTCTTAAGAAATTGGAAATTGAGATGGGAAACCTCACCGATGACGATCTCAAGAAAAAAGGATTCTCCGACGAAAAAATAAGAATTATCAAGGCAGGAACACATCACCAGGAGCTTGGTCTTCCATGGGATCAACCAGTTCCGGAAGAGCTTTGGATTAAGGTCGCTGAGTATTGTGATAACGATGTTATTGCTACTGAGGCGGCCTTTAATTATCTTGAGGCTGACTGGACGGCGCGACAGATTCTGGCAGATTTAGCAGAGATGACCGTTAATGATACTACGAATTCTCTTACAACCAGAATTATATTTGGAAATAACAGAAAACCACAGTCAGAGTTCCATTACAGAAATCTGGCAGAGCCGGTGGAGTCGCTCGATAAAGAGAGTATGGACTTCCTTAAGGAAGCCTGCCCGAAGATGATGGAAGAGCCTCACTACGGTTGGAAGTACAACGATAAGGACGAAGTCCCATTCGAAGCTCACAGTATTCTTCCATATTTTCCTGGGTATGTATTCGACCATGGAAAATCTACATATCGTGAAGAAGAAGTAGGCGAGGGCGGATTTGCACAGGGCGTTCCAGGAATGTATGGGAATGCAGCACTCCTGGATATTTCTTCAATGCATCCGCATAGTGCTATTGCTGAGGTTCTGTTTGGACCGAAATTTACGAAGGCGTTCCGTGATATTGTTGAGGGTCGTGTAAGCATTAAACATGAGGCTTGGGATATTGTTAATACCATGCTGGACGGCAAACTTACTCCGTATATTCAGAGGGTTATCGATGGCGAGATGACATCAAAAGATCTTGCCAATGCACTGAAGACGGCTATCAATTCAGTATACGGTCTTACATCAGCATCCTTTGATAATCCATTCCGTGATCCAAGAAACATCGATAACATTGTGGCAAAACGTGGAGCATTATTCATGATCGACCTTAAGAATGAGGTTCTGAAGCGCGGATTCCAGGTTGCTCATATTAAGACGGACTCTATTAAGATCCCAGATGCAACGCCAGAGATTATTCAGTTCGTTATGGACTTCGGTGAGAGATACGGATACACGTTTGAGCATGAGGCTACGTACGATCGTATGTGTTTGGTCAATGATGCCGTATATATCGCAAAGTACAAATCGGCAGAAGAATGCCAGAAGATGTATGGTTATGTCCCTGGCGACAACAAAAAGAAAGGCGGAAAATGGACAGCAACGGGTACTCAGTTCCAGATTCCATATGTATTTAAGAAGCTGTTCAGCAGAGAAGACATCGCATTTGAAGATATGTGCGAGACCAAATCTGTGAGCAGCTCTTTATATTTGGATCTGAATGAGGAATTACCGGATGTCAGTAAAGAAGAAAAAGAATTCAGCAAGGCAGAGAGTGACTATAAGAAAGGACTGTTATCCGATACAACTTTTGAAGCCACATGCCAGAAGCTTACTCCCTTGATTGAAAAAGGACACGACTATCACTTTATTGGAAAGGTTGGTCAGTTCTGTCCGATGAAAGATGGATACGGAGCCGGACTTCTGATGAGAGAAAAGGACGGTCGTTATTATGCTGCAACCGGTTCCAAAGGTTATCGCTGGATGGAATCGGAGATGGTAAAAGAACTCGGAAAAGAAGACGGTATTGATCGTTCCTATTATGACAAGTTGGTTGACGAGGCTGTAAAGACTATTTCTCAGTACGGAGACTTTGAATGGTTTGTATCTGATGATCCATATGTTCCGGAGCTTGGTGCAAATGATGCCGATGTCGATTGTGTTGTTCCATGGGCGATGCCTTGCGGAGAGGATAAGTATCGGACATGCTTTGACTGCCCGCATTTCAACAACGATAACTTCCACATGGATTGCGACCTTGATTATGATATTTCAGATATTGTGATGAAGCACGCAATGAATCCGCCGGAAAATTAAAAAAAATAAAGGAGACTAAAATGAGAACAAATCTTGTAATTATCGAAGGTGCTAAATTTATTTATGACACGAACTTTTCTGGAGATCCGAAAAGAGACCGTTTTGGAAACGATCAGAGAAAAGCAAATCTTGTCATTCCGGACATTGAGCAGGCAAGAAGGCTGATTGACGAGGGATATAATGTTAAATTAACTAAGCCTAGAGAGGGCGAAGAAGAAGGATTCATTCCTAGATACTATGTGGTCATCAAAGTTAATTACGATAGCCCTTGGCCGCCAAAAATATATTTAGTTACCGAAGAAGAAAACGCCACTCTACTGGACGCTGAATCCGTAAGTGTTATTGATGATATGTGGGTCGAGAGCGTAAATGTTGTATTAAATCCATATGAAGGTCCGAATGGCAAATCTTTGTACGTTAAGAGTATGGAAGTGTTTCAGAAGGTTGATGACGATCCGATTAGTTCTAAATATGCTAAGAATCGTCGTTATGATGATTCTGATGAGGAGGAAGATATTCCATTCAATTAAAAATCATATTTTGAGGGTGTCGGTGTAAAAGCCGGCACTCTTACTTTATGAAAGGAGAAAATTTATGTTTTGGAATAAGAAAAAGCCGAAGTCAAAACCACAGATTAAGACTACGGTACCTAAAACATTCAAAGCAAAAGAACCGCCGCCTAGGTGGCAACCAACTTTCGGTGAAACGAAAAAGAAGGATGAGAAACCACCGGAAGTAACTACGAAATCCGAACCCAAAATTGACTGGGAAGATAAATTTTTAAAATCTTTTCAGAAACTTACATACAGACATCGGGCATGGGATGTGTGGAGAGATTATATTTTACTTCACGCATGTTCAATCTCGAATGTTTTGGACAAGGACAACTACGACCAAAGAGAGAAGCGGTATCTAAAAATTATTCATCGGTATTCAAAAGAAGAGCAGGCTATATTTCCAGAATTAGCAGCATATACAACCATGGCCCTGGATCAGAATCAAGAGCAGGATTTTCTCGGAAAAATGTTTATGCGGTTGGATCTTGGAAATCGTTCGGCCGGTCAATTCTTCACACCGTATCATGTTTGCGAACTTATGGCCGAAGTGGTAGCGACTGATGCTTTAGAAAAGATAGAGCAGTATGGTTATATCTCAATTAACGATCCATGCTGCGGTGCTGGAGCAACTATGATTGCCGGTGTGCATGTAATACGAAAGCAACTTGAACATTGTGATCCGCCGAGGAACTACCAGAATCATATTTTAGTAGTTGCACAGGACATTGATGAAATTGTTGGGCTGATGTGTTATATCCAAATCTCGCTTCTTGGATTGGCTGGATTTATTAAAATAGGTAACTCGATAACTGATCCAATGTCTACGGATGATTCATCTGAAAATTATTGGTATACACCTATGTATTTCTCAGACGTATGGAGTACCAGAAGAATGCTCCGTCAGATTAACAAGTTACTTGGAAAGGGTGATGACGAATGAAAAAAAGATATTCTATTTCAAAAGAGCAGTGTACATGCGGAATCAGCGAGCTTTATGGCAATGTTGCTAAAATCATGGGTGTTTCAGATTTAAGCAAAGTTGTGTACGATTGTCGTAAATTATCTATCACCAAAAAAGTGCTGGACGGCCTGTATGAGTTCTATCGTTCAGAGAATCAGAGTGACGAAACCATCACAACCTGTATGCTCTTGTATGGTCCAAAAGCAGATCTGGATGGAGATGGCTACGAAGTCGAGGTAGAAGATGGATTCATCACGAAAGGTGTGTGATGGCTGGCGTAGAATTACGGGACTATCAGGAAGAAGCTGTACGACGAATGCGAAATGGCTGCATACTTTGTGGTGGTGTTGGTAGCGGAAAATCCAGAACTTCGTTGGCCTACTATTATGTTCGAAATGGCGGAGAGCTTGGAACGGATGAGTATGTTCCTATGGACGATGTGAACATTAAGGATTTGTACATAATCACAACCGCTAGGAAACGAGACACCTTTGAATGGGAAGAGGAACTCTCACCATTTCTATTATCAACGGATAAAGAAGAGAATTTGTATACCAATAAGGTTGTGATTGATTCTTGGAACAATATTAAGAAGTATGCAGATGTTAAGGACGCCTTCTTTATATTTGATGAGCAGCGTGTTATAGGCTCTGGAACATGGGTTAAAGCATTCTTGAAAATAGCTAAGGTAAATGAGTGGATACTGTTATCCGCAACACCTGGCGATACCTGGCAGGATTATATTCCAGTGTTTGTGGCTAATGGATTTTATAAAAACCGAAGCGAATTTACAAGAGAGCATATAGTCTATAGCCGGTTCAGCAAATTTCCTAAAATTGACCGATATTTGAATACTGGAAGATTGATTCGACTGCGAAACAAAATCTTGGTGAATATGGATTTTAAGCGCCAGACGGTTTCGCATCACGAGGATATTTATGTCAAGTACAATATCGAAAGATATAAAGATGTCGGAAAAACCAGATGGGACCCGTTTAAAAAAGAACCAATTATCAATGCTGCTGGTCTGTGCTATGTATGGAGAAAAATTGTAAACACCGATCAGTCCAGACAAATAGCTTTACTTGAAATTGTGGAAAAGCATCCGAAAGCAATTATATTCTACAATTTCGATTATGAGCTTGAGCTTCTGAAAGAGATATTCTCTGGATATGAAGTCGGAGAGTGGAATGGCCACAAACATCAGCCAGTGCCGACTAGCGATGCATGGGTATATTTAGTTCAGTACAATGCTGGGGCTGAAGGATGGAACTGTATTACGACGGATACGATTATATTCTATTCTCAGAATTATTCGTATAAGATCATGGCACAGTCTGCCGGTCGAATAGACAGGATGAATACTCCATATACGGATCTGTATTACTATCATTTGAAATCAAGGTCTGGTATTGATCTGGCCATCAGCAAAGCATTGAAAGACAAGAAAACATTTAATGAAACTAAATGGATCAATAAAAAGCCCATATCATTTGAGCGGTCGTCTGGTATGGCAGCATAAAGCGGAGGTGATACAGATGATAGAAGCTCTTAGGAACATCATTATATTTTTGCGGGTTATGTCATTTCGAATAAAGTCTCTGTCGGAGGAGGAATTTAAAACCTTATTATCCAACTGCACATACGAGCAGATATGGTATGCAATCTGGCTCCGCTACTACATGTGAAAGGAATAGCTTATGGAAAATATTTACAAAGAGGTTGATTTCAAAACCTATTGCAAAACCTGCGAGCATAAGGATCTCGAAGAAAGATTTGATCCGTGTAACGACTGTTTGGCGGAACCGATGAATGCTAATTCAGATAAACCGGTTTACTGGAAGGAGGCAGAAAATGGTAGATAGCATCTTAGTTAGTATTGATTTTTCAAACAAAAATGACACTGGAGTAATGGTTGTAGGAAGAAAACGAATGAATCAGTCTGTCGAAATTATCAATGCTTTCCAAGGGAATGAAGCAAGAGAACTTTATGAAAAACTGGTAACAAAGAAAAAGGAGGAGGGTCAAAAGTGAGCTTTCAGTACGATCAATATTTAGCCAGACATCGAGCTAACGTGAAAAAGGGGTTTGACTGGCTTTCTGAAAATTTACCGGGACTTATGACAAATACCCTAACCGCCGGGTGGAATATAGAATTTGCTCATGATCAGTCTAAGAACGAACCGGATGAGTATGAGGCATACGATGCATATTTCTATGGAAATAATCGCTCTTATGAGGTTGTACAGCGATATCAGCGAGCATGGTTACTTCATATTCACAGAAATCCACATCATTGGCAGCACTGGATTCTTATTCATGATGATATGGAAGATGGCGAACTGGAGACCGTTTTGGAAATGCCATACGATTACATCATCGAGATGATTTGCGATTGGTGGTCATTCAGTTGGCAGAGTGGAAATCTCTATGAGATATTCAAATGGTACGAGGAACATTCTAAGTATATAAAACTGGCGCAGACAACGAAAATCACAGTCGAGTATATTTTAGACAATATGAAGAAAAAGCTTCAGGCATTGCAGTATGCGGATCAATCAGTCATGCAACCTGGAGCTTGATATTCGGAGGAGCTATGAATAGAACGACAAAAATAAATATCTTAGCATATGCTTCGGAGCCGGACAAGAACTATAAGTACGAGGGTGACATCGTCGATTATAAGGGAAAAAGGTATTTCGTAAGTCTGGCAGAAGAGCGAGTGGAATTTATTGGGATTATCAAGGAGGGCGAGTAAAGATGAAAGCTATTAAAGAAAATTGGAAACTGGTACTTATTGTGGTCGCTGGGATTGTAGCGGTTATTTTTAAACATTTTAGGATATGAAATGCAGCAGTATCAGTACCTTGATTATGATGCTCCGGTAGATGCGCCTCAAAATTTATTTGGAGACTGATACTATGAAGAACAGAGGCTTTGATTTTGGAGATTTTGAAATTACTAAGCGTGAGATTTTAGCAAGCATATCAATAATCGCAGTGATGCTTCTCATTGGATTTGTAATTTCTGGAAAAATTTCAAACTATATTCTGGATCGGAATGAAAAGTATAATAAAGCTATTAAAATCGAAAGCTCTGATCTGTTTGAATATGGGATGAGAACCAACGTCGGTTATGCGTTCGTTTATGGAGATTTGAAGGCTGTGGATACTGTTTCATATCCAGAAATTAACGGGGAGTATATGTATATAGAAAAAATAGAGGAACATTACAATATGCATACACGAACCGTTACTACAACCGATTCCAAAGGAAAGACACATACCAGAACAGAAACTTATTGGTCTTGGGATTATGCTGGTAGCGAAGAACAAAGATGTTCGGAAATTACATTTTTAGGACATGTCTTCTCCTCAAATAAGGTAGAGTTTCCAAGTACCGAATATATTGACACTATAAAAGAATCAAGTCATGTCCGACATAAGTATTACGGAGTTGGCACGGAATATACTGGAACCATATTTACCGAATTGCGAGATAAAACTATATCTGATAATTCTTCATTTTATGAAAACAGCACCATTGACGAAGCTGTTAATTATTTGGAAAGTGATTGGGTGTTATGGTTATTCTGGGTGATTTGTATAATTGTTATCGGACTGTGTGTATTTGGTTTTTACTATATCGATAATGAATGGCTTGAAAATTGAAAGGAGAATTTAGAAATGAAACAGAATATTATTGCAGTGGATTTTGACGGAACCTTATGCGAGAACAAATGGCCGGAGATCGGTATACCGAACGAAGAGCTTATCGAGTATCTGAAAAAAAGACAGGCTAACGGAGAAAAGCTGATCCTCTGGACGAATAGAGTTGGAGATCGGCTGGATGAAGCCGTTAAATGGTCAGCTGAGAAAGGGCTGATCTTTGACGCCGTAAATGATAATCTCCCGGAAATCGTCGAAGCATTCGGGACTAATTGCAGAAAGATATTTGCAAATGAGTACATAGATGACCGCAACCGCTCTATTGGTTCTTGCCGTGAGAAATCTAACCTGGAGCGTTGGGCTGAAAACGAGGTAGCTATTGCCTGCCGCCATGAGAAGCCAGACAGAAAAGACGGAGAATGGGATTATGGCTGCGCTTGCTATGAGAGTGCGTTGAAAGCCTTTGGCTCTTTGTGTGCGGACGGGCATTCTGGTTTCAGCATTGGTCTGACTAAGGCTATTCTGAATCGTCTCATCAGCAACAAGCCACTTCTTCCAATTGAGGATACCGACGAGGTATGGAGTGATGTTTCTGATATGAGCGGTCTGAAAGGAGAAGAGCGTAACTATCAGTGCAAACGCATGTCTTCCTTATTTAAGTATGTGTATGCTGATGGAACAGTTAAGTACAGAGACGTGGATCGCTATCACGGCGTGAACATCAACTGTCCGGATGCTCAGTACCACAGCGGACTGATTGATACTGTTATGGATGAACTGTATCCGATCACTATGCCTTATATGCCGGCTGATAGAGCCTTTAAGATTTATACGGAGGATTTCCTTGTAGATCCAGCGAAAGGCGATTATGATACTGTAGGTATTCTGTACGTAATCACTCCGTCCATGGACAAGGTAGCAATTAACAGATATTTTAAAGAAGCTCCGAACGGCTTTGCTGAAATCGACGAAGCGGAGTACAAGGAGCGAAAGGAAGCTGCTAAAGCTCGGATGGAGGCAACCGATGGATCGAAATAGATTTATCCAGTGCATGAAAAGCAACATCGAGTTGTCGGATAAAGAGCGGCGGAGAATTATCAGAAGAAGTGTTGAGAGTCAGCCGTGGAAATTAAAGTGTACGATTGCCATGGAAGAGTTTGCGGAACTTACACAGGCAATCAGTAAACAGATTCGTGGGTATGATAATAGAATTGGACTTTTGGAAGAGATGGCGGATGCTTATATTTGCCTGGAATTCCTTAAGTCCATTTTTAATATTACACCAGAAGAGTTACAAAAAGCTATGGACGTTAAATTACAAAGAGAAAGGAATAAACAGAGATGAGTAAAGAGATTAAAATTGCCGGAAGTATTTCGTTTGGAGGAAATCGCCTTAATGTATATGGAGATCTGGACGCTCCACTGTTCAAGGCAAAAGATATTAGTCATGCTATCGGCTACAGTAGCGGCAACGAGTGGAGAATGCTCGAAATGTGCGAAGAGGATGAGAAGCTGAAACTACCTTTAGTAGTAGCAGGCCAGAGACGTTCCGTCAACTTTGTGACTGAGAATGGTCTGTACAATATCCTTGCTCAGAGCCGTATGGAAATTGCGAGATCCTGGAGACGTGTGGTTCATGACGAACTTATTAACATGCGAAAAGAGAAAGGCAGAAATATTGCTGAGCAGTTCGAAGAGTGGGATCACGCTATGGATAACATTTACTTCGATGAGGAAACCGGTCAGCTTATGCAGTCAGTTACGGTTCCTGGCGGAGATGTGATTCAGATTCCTTATGAGAAGGAAGAAGAGTAATTGAAAATGTGGGCTATGCCGAACACAGGGGCATAATAATCCAGATTGGTGGGGGTCTGGATATTCTGAAAGGAGAACAGGAAATGATTAAATTAGAGCATGTAGTTCTGGCGAGCCCTGAGCAGATGGAGTTTATTATTGAGGGTATGAGAAATCCAATGAATTCGTGGAATAAAACCGATAGTTTCAATGGATGTGAAACATATAAAGGTATAAGCAAATGTTTAGATTGCGATGGGATTCGTGAGTGTGGAGCTGTCAACAAATATTTAATAGTTGGTGAAAATGATCACTCCCTCATGCAGCGCTTATCCAACGCTGGAACAGACCATAGAAAGTTTATGAGAATGCTGCCGGTGTACGTACGGATTACAGCGCCGTTATATTGGTGGAAAGAATTCGAAACATACAAAGTCGGTACTGTTGCAAACTCTTGTAGTACAATGCATAAGATCCAGGCTAAGGAGTTTACGCTGGATGATTTCAGTTGCGAGCATCTCGATATTCGAACAAAAGCACTACTGGACGAAACTATAAAAGCATTAAATGATTATCGAAAATTATATATTGAATACAATCCGGATAATTTCGAGATTAAAGGGTGCCCGAGCAAGAAAGATATTTGGTGGAACATGATTCAGCTTCTTCCGAGCAGTTATAACCAAACCAGAAATGTCATGATGAATTATGAAGTGCTGACAAACATCTATAAATCTCGTAGAGGCCATAAATTGGATGAGTGGCGGAGCTTCTGCAAGTGGATCGAGCAGCTTCCATATTCAGAGTTGATTACTGGAGGTAAAAGATGAACGATAAATACCTCAGTGTGATAACAAATTTTGGTTGTCATTATTCCTGCCCGTATTGCATCGTTAAGAATAATCATCTGAATATTCCCAAAACTACAATTCATGGATTAAATAATCTGTTTTCGGAAATTGTGAAAAACCGTTGCAATTGGGTCTCTTTATCTGGCGGAGGAGATCCTCTATGGAAGTATGAGCAACACAAAGATTGGTACGAGAAATTCTTTGAAATCGTAGATGCAGCTCATGTAAATACGGAATTGCATACTAGCTTACACGCCGTTCAAGGAGTATCTTATAGTCATTTTGACAGGGTTGTTTATCACTTACATAGTTTAGAGCAATTATATAGCATTAAACGTGAAAACTGTTCTATCGTCAGAATTGTATTTGTAGTTACCGAGGATTTTACCGAAGATATGATAAATCGTATCGCTGTGTTCTGCGCCAATTCGGAGGATATCGACGAATTAAGTTTTCGTCAAATGGTGGATAATCGTTATCGAGAAACATACTACTGCCATGACTATTTGAAAGCCGGTCATAAAAAGTTGTGGTGGTATATAGAGCAGAATGACTACAATCTATATTACTGCCAAAATCATGTTTATACGGAATATAAAAATATTGGGGGTGATAGTAATGGTTAAAGTACGAGATATTCTGCCACTTATTCAGTGGAATGATGCTCAAATCATAAAAGACCAGGATGAGGAAATCTGTTTACTTAGAAATGATTTTATGGTCGGAAGCTTATCAGAAGAAATTCTGAATATGACAGTCACTGGTATTGAAAACGATGAAAATATTGAGAACACTGTCGTCGTTTATGTTACAGATAAGGAGGATTAAATTTATGCATTTTACAGTTATTCAGATTATCATCATGTTTCTTATCGGCTACGTATGCCTCTACTCACTGATCGACAGGGTTATGAAGTGCATCGAACACTGTGCTACGGCCAGAGCGTACGGACGGTTCAGAGAAGCCGGAGTAATGACAAAAATGGACGATGTAGCAGCTGGTATTGCAAAATCAAAAGAGGAGAAGAGCAATGTTTAGGAGAGACTTGATTAAGAATAAGATCTACGGAATTATATTTATCATACTTGGAGCGTTGACAATCCCGATTGAGTGGGATGCAACGTTCTTTTTATTTGCCTTGATGGTAGGTATTTTGCTCTTTGCATCAAGAGAAAACTGCATTATGGATTAAGGAGGCGGCGGTATGGGCCGGGCTGAAAGGAGAAGAGCACAGAGGTGTGAGCAGAAAGCTAAGACCGCTACATACAATCTGACAAGAGCTCAGTTAGATGCTCTGGTTCGAGAAAAGATATCTGGTGAACTGGATAGAGTTAAGCAGGAGGCTACAAATGATGCTATCAATCAGGCGATGATTCTTCTGCTTACTCTGCCGCTTGAAGTGTTGATGGATCATTATTGGCCGAAGTCATATGCAAAGCGGATTCCAGAGTTTACAGAGTATGTTCTCGAATATTATGAAAAGTGGCAAAACGATGAGTTGGATATGGACAAGCTCAAAGAGGATCTATGGGTGTACGGCGGTGTGCGATTAGAAGAAGTGGAGGGCAAGTAAATGGGATATTTAATTTTAGGAATTATTGTTCTGACAGCTATTCTTATTTTCGGCGGATATATAGTTCTGTCTGTTATGAATGCTGCAATGTGGATGGACGATTCTATGAGATGGGGAGGTAGAGATGACAGCTAAGGACGACAGAAAAAATGCAGAGGGTTACAATGATCCGACAGCTTACAATGCGATTAAGAATGTTGAGCAGGAACAGGACAAGGATGACATGAGGTTTCATCAGTTACTGAATACCCTGTTTTCACTTTGCGAATTGGCGGATTTCCATATCGAGGGACGAGTTGTATTGAAGGATAAAAGAACTGGAAAGGTTTGGAGGTAGGCGAGGAGATGATGACTATGGAAGAATTACAGAAAGCGTGCGAAACTTTGGCAGAGGCGTGGAACAAAGTTTTGGAGCCGATGGAGAAACTGGCTAAAGATTTGAGTGAAGTCTTCGGACGTATGTATGCTTCCGAGGAAGAGAATCGTAAAATTCGCACCGGTCGGAAACTCAAATCTGTGAAGCGTGTTCCGGATGTTAAGATGTCCACGTACAATTATAAGCCTGCTATGAAGCGCAATTTACCATATCAGAGACGAAATTTCTGACTGATTTCAGCTAATCTAGGTTAAAAATCTTTGTAGTAGCAGGTAAATTTTCTGGCCACTTTTAGGTTTTAGGATTTGACCAAAGCCCGGATATTTTTGACCAGAACTGAAAAATCGGTGTCGATTTGGAG